TGTAAATGCAAATACTGTTTTACTGTCATATGCTCCTGCAGATGGATTAGATCCTGCAGAATATATTCCAATTTCAGATATTTCATATCTTTCTTCTGTTGGTAGTTCTGCTGTTAGAACAATTTTGTCTACACCGTCTTCATTTACAAAACCTCTAGAAGATATTGGAACACGAAACATTTCAAAATCTAAATTTGTTTTTGTTGAATAATCTCCAATTGAGTCGGCGGTATCTAAAGGGGTAGCGCCACAACCAATAGCAATATAAGAGGCATAGGCAGGGGCCTGGCCAAGTAAATACTTTGCAATAATAGATTTACCAGTATTGGTTATCATGATGTATAGTCTCCAAGATCTGCTTCATATATTGTACCACCTACGCTAATCTGTGTTTCTACTTGTTCGTCAGGATTTACGTTAATAAATTCAATAATTAAGTCTCCCGTTGCGTTAAGGTATACATTTTCTCCATTAGTTCCGTTGCCAGTTTCTGGAATTTTATCTTCTAGTTTAATTGAGAATCCAGCAAAAAATTTATCTGCGGTTTGTTGTAGGCTAAGAATATTGTTTGGATTATACCTTTGTTGAATGGCTGAAAGGTTTTTGATTGGTTGATATGATATTTTTTGTCCATTAACAATATCAGATCTGGTTATACTAATTAATTCTTGACCGCCAATATTTTCAAATATTTGATCAAACATTCCATCTGTAGGAACAGACTCTTCATCAAATAATATAATGTCTAAAGTTGCTGTTTTAACTGGTGGTGATACCTCAAACATTCTTGCAGAAAACATTTCTGGTTCTGGTGCTGGAGGTGTTGCTGTAATACTTACAGATGATGGTGCTGTTGCTTTTATAACTCCAGAGTCTGAAGATCTTCCAAAATATTCTGCTTCTTTTCTATCTAAAATTGCAAGCATTCCCATAGAATCTATATGGCCATTTGCTAGTGTTACAGATTTTCTTTCATTTGCAGTTAACTGTTGATATGCAGGAACATCATTAAAGTAACCCTGAGCATTTACTCCACCTCTTGCTGCTACTTGCTCTGCGCCAACAATTGCTATTGCTTCTGCTGTTTTTGCAGCATCCACTGCAGTGCTAATCGTATCATTAGATTGAGAGGATCTAGATGTACGTTCATAGTTTGCTGAATCTAGAGCAGCCATATTATACCTCCGCCAAATAAAGTGTCATGTCTGGACCATTTATTTTTCTTGAATATTCAATATTATAGACTATAAATCTAGAATCAGTTGATGTAACTAAATCTAAATTATTAGAATCTTTATAGTTAATCGTTACAATGTCTCCAAGTTGAATTGTTGGAGTTGCAAATATTTTTAAACCAACTGATTTTTTAGGAACCATAAGTTTATCTATCATCCAGCCCATCAAATTTTCTGCATCATCTTGTGTCTGTATGTATGGAGTATCAAGAGTAAACTCATTGTTTCCATAAATCATTCTACTTCTTTTAATTTCATCAAACCTTTGTTTCTCAACTTGAGGAGAAACAATCTGAGAAGATCCAGTTAGTAATGGGTTAGAAAAATTACTACGCTTTTTAAAGTATTCATCAACTGTTAACTCATGGGTAGTATCTTGTGTAAATGTAACGCCTTGAATTCTTAGATAGTTACCGCTTGTTTCGTCAAGGTTTAGGGCCGTATCTGTAGCATTAAATATTAAAAATTCAGCACCGTATGAGTCTGCATAAAACCCAGATGAGACGTAGCCTTTAATATTATTAAATGTTGGGGATAACTTAGCGTAAAGTGCAGGGTATGCACGATCATACTTAACATCAAAGTAAGCACACTCTCTCATTATTGAACCAAACTCGTCAAAGTATAAATTGTATTTAGGTGGTTGCTGAGCACTAATTCCAGATAGGTAGGTTGCCTGAACAATACCGCTCATTGCATATTTTCTTAAAGACTCGCTAGCACTTATCTCTTTATCCCCAAAAGCAGAGGATAGAGTTTCTCCAACTGTAAAGACAGTATTTTGAGAATAGTTCTGTGACAAAGCATAAATATTTTCAAACATAACTCTAGATGAACCACGAACAAATGGAGCCATATTGTTGTAGATTGGAAGTGGGTCTGTATCGTCTACAACCTTAATTAATTGATTATTAATGTATAGATAGAATCTTCTTGTTTTTCCTATGTCTTGATATTCTACGGCTAAATCATATACCGTCGGATTTTCCTCACCAGCCATTCTGTACTGACCAGTAAATCTTCCATCGTCAACTGTAATTTTTGCTAGACCGCCATAAAGTTTTATAGGAATTGCATTACTGTTAGACGCATCTTTTTTAATTTTATAAAAAACAATATTGTTAATAGAAATATCTGATTTATTATCTTTATTTAATTGTAAATATGACTCTATGTTATCACTTGTCAATGCAGCAATTTCAAAATAATATCCGTTGTTAGTCGTTGGATTAAGCAATACTGCTAATCCTCCTGAGCCACCGCCTATGCTTACTGGCTGATCTGGTTGAACTCCAGCAACCTGATAATATGTTGTGCTTCCATTTGGTGTTTGGCTACGACGCTCATTATTTTCAATCTTGCCAATAATACGCATTCTTGTTCCAAAATGTTTATAAGAATTATCTAATTCTTTATAGACATAAGATACTAAATCAATTGGAGTTTCAGTTGTTTCAAAAGTTGGTCCATTCATCACTAAGGCTGATGATTGAATTGTTCCAGTTTTTGGAGATATGGTTGAGTTAACTGGAGTCTCCGTTGTATAACTTGAAGACATAAAGTTTTTAATCGTTCCACCTCTTGATGTTTGTTGGGCTTTAGAGTTGTTAACTCCTGCTGCCCCAGTTGTAGTTGCTGGCAAAGAAATATCTTCAAGTAGAGTGGTTGTAAATAAATATTGAGTTTCCATGTCACATCCTCTGACATAAGCATTGTCTGACCAATAAGTATCTATACCAGCAGTATGACTTGCTATTGTTGTTCCAAATTGAGCACGGCCATGTTCATAAACTGCACCGTTCTGTAAACGAGTAACGCCATCAACTTGTTCATAAAATGGAACTGTGTAAATTCTTACTAAGCCTGTTGGGTATATCTTTCCGTTAAAGGGTAATGATCTAAAAAAGTTTTGATACTCTTGATTATTAGTAATCCAAACATTGCTGCTGCCTTGTCTATGAGAAACTCTCCATGCTTGAATCTCTTCACCTTTTTGCGCTTCTGTAATTTCTCCATTTGCAACTCTTTTGTCTAAATTATCAATAACACTTGATGGCGCTAATCTTCCAGGCAAAACAATCTCTGGTTTAGATTCATCTAAGTTTATACCGTCTGATAATATTGGATACCAAATTGCAAGGGTAACATTAAATTGTGCAGCATCATATCTAATAACTTCTCCATTAGAATAAAAATATCCTTGATATCTTGTAAGCCAATAAACGTTTTCTCCAAGATCAAAAACATTGTTTACTATCTTACGATTAACAACACTTGGTGGTGATGCAGTAAGATCAGAATTTAAAGGCATTGCTCCCAAAACATACTTTCCTTGTTTAGATGCAATTTCATTAATTGTTTTAGTTGAATCTGTTCCAGATACTTCCCACAAAAGTGATGGCTTATAAACCCAAGTTTTATCTATATCAATCATGCTTGCTTGACGAATAGACCCATAAGATCTTTGAATATATCTAGTTGTGTAATTAATCTTTCCATTATTGTAAACTCTTTTGTCTTGAGATGCAATTGAAATAATATTTGGAAGCGTTCCAGAAGATAAGTTTTCAACAATACCGCTAACAGATTGATTGTTAGATCCAGATAGAGTCATGCTGGAAGTTCTGTCATTTACGTCTGGAAGCATATAGTTTTTACTCATTACAATAAAGTTATTGTATTCATCAAAGAACATTGCTGTTTGTGTAGACACTGCAAGTTGATTTAATACTTCTGCTACCGTCTGATCTGGAGCAATAAAGAAATACGGAATAATTGGATCTGGTTCGTTTGTTGTTCTATAAAATGCATAGTTGCTAAAACCAACGTAATCAAGAATTAAACTAATCGCATAACTAAGCGACACTTCTGTCACTAGCATTCTTGGTGCAGGCATAGATTCTAAAAAGAAGTAAAAGTCTCTTAGCGATAGTTCTAATGTTCCAGCGGTGACGTCTGCCTGTGGAAAACCATCAGAGTAGAGTGTCTTAATTGGAACCCAATAATCAAAGCCACTTACATTTAATATTTTTTCATAAAAATTAAACTTAATATTTTTACGAACATAATTACTAATTATGCTAGCAGTGTTATTGTCATTAAACGCTTGGTCATCATCAAACAAAGATATGTTTCCAGTTGAGGCAAGTAACTGTCCTACTGGCAAAGCAGATGTTCCAAGATCAGAAAGAATTTTTTTAATACTATATTCTATTGTCTTATCAGATATGTCAACAACTAGTCTTGGTGACATTTCAATTAAGTCAAAGGTAGAATCAAATTTATTCATTCTTTCTACTACAATTCTTAGCCCACGAACATTTTGAAACTCTCTATAAATGGTTTGTCCATTTGTTGTTTCTTGAAATGATAATGGATTTGTTAAGTCTGTAACAAATGTTGTCTTGTTATCAATCTGTTCACTTCCTAATACCCATCCGTAAACAGGAGTAAATGTATCATATGTTTCAGTTGTACTATTCCAAACATAATAAGTTCCAACATCTCCTACATTTGAGACAACCAGATATGCATATCCATTAATTGATTCATTTGGAAGCAGCGTAGATGAAGAAAGAGTCTCAACATGTATAAAACTATCGTTAAAATTAGTTGGAATGTTTTTTACTCTATACTGTAATTCAACATATCCATCATGAGTGATTATTGGAGATCCATTATCACGCACATCATTTTCGGTAAAAACATAAGCATCTATCCAGTTATTTCCTTCAAGGTACTGAACTTTCCATCTTGTTGGAGTTGTTTTATTTGCGTTACCAAAAAACGGATCTGCAAAAGTTCTAGATATATCAGTAAAATCTCCTAAATCTATATCTCCAACATTAGTTTGCATTTTTACAATAATTCGGTTTGCTGGTACATTTTCTTTATAAACCACGAACGGGGCAGCGTCATCTATGTAGTAATTACCGTTAACTATAGTTTTAGCAATACCTCTTTCAATGCCGTCTTCAGTTCTAAAAGATGTAAAATATTTAAATTGGTCATATCGTGATGCCATGTAATATCTTGGCCTTCTAGCAAGATCGCTACCAGAGTTTGATAAAAACTTACCTTTAAAAGCAACTGCTTTATTAATACCAGATCTTGGTCTAAAAGGTTTTATACAGTCTTCTAATGAGTATAAAAGTTTATTTTTTTCTTTTATAGATGTAAATGCTTGTGGCGTTCCATCATTTTCAAACCCTCCATCAATAACAACATCTGCATCTGTGGCTCCAGTATAAAATAATCCAGCATCTGCGCTATCAAATGTATTTGGTATCGTTAAGAATTGAGAGTTTTGTTCTTGAGATCTGTATCTGTAGTTGCCAAGTTTAAATATATTATCTGGCATATTCATATTCCACTCAGCCAGGACTAGTGATTCTGTTTGTATTGTTCCAGATGTTTCAAAGTGATTCTTTAGGTCGGTACTTTCAAACATTTAAACTTCTTCCAGGGTTACCGATATGTTCCAAAGGTCATGATTTGTTGCCCCACGCTTTACGACGGAATAATTAAAGTCTGCAAAATAAACCTCAATAATTTGATTGTATCTGTTCAAACCAGTATATTCATAAGTCTGGCCTTCTAGGTTTGTATATTTGTCATAAGCAAGGTACATAAAGAATGGTCCTTGATGTGTCTCATACCAATCAAGAAGTTCTACGCCACCTGCTCCACCATCGGCTGTGTACTCTGTTGTAGATCCTTCACTTGGTGATACTCCTGTTGTTGAGTTAAAGTTTGGTAATCCTGAATACCCTCGTGAAGGCAGCATGTTCCAAGATACAGACATAGTTAATTTATCGGCAATGTGATATGAACGCATGCGACCATTAATAGTTCTTTGACGTTGCTCAATTCGCTGGGTATTAAATTGCATATCCCCTCTATTATGATCAGATAAAATAATAAACTGATCTAGGAGGTTTGGATCTGTTTCTGTTGTGGAGGCTCCTACCTCTACCCCAGTAGGCACGTATAAGCCATTGGAGAGGGTTCCAGCGTTGTTTGACCACAATATACCCTGCGTTCTAGTA